CAGCTGATCAGTGTCTGAAATCTTGGTCAGCCCGATTGCCCGCATCAGCTCGCCCAGCTGCTGGCGGCCAATCTGCTCCGCCTTGGCCGAGGGGTTGGAGTGGTTGATGTTGCCGTACACCACGCGCCCCTGATGGCTAGGGCCGGTGACGTCGTACCGAACCGCAATATATTCTCCAGTCCCGGCCTTGGTGGTCTTGCCCACGGCCTCGACAATGCGCGCGTGGTACCAGCCAGGCGGCAGAGGATCGTATTGGCCACCGCCGACGGGCAAATCGTCCAGGGTGAAGGTTTGATGCAGCTTCATTGTTAGTCCTCCTTTGTGATGGTGAACGATGGCCGGCCTGGGGTGATAGTAATGGCCGGGAGCAGGGGCTTGGTGATTTTGCCGTCGGCAGAGCGCCACTGGCGCATGTCCACTTCGGGCCTCCAGCGAAACAGCGTGCTTAAGTGAATGTTTAGCCCGTGAGCCTCGGCCAAGGTTTGCAGCTTGTCGCTGTCAACCCGCCAGTTGTCTCGCTCAGCAATGCGAATGCGGTAGCCCTTAGCTTCGCGCAGATTGGCCTTGATCATCTGATCTTCGACGGCCCGCCGCTGCGCAATGGCCCGCGCCTCGGCTTCTTTGGCCTCAATCCATTGTTGGGGTAGCGACCTCATGATTGCACCTTGCGAATGATATGCCCCAGATCAGCAGGCTCCCACGCCTCAAGTTTGCCGCTGCGGTCCTTGGCTTGCCACAGGCCATCCCCGTCGCACTGCAGCGCCCGTTGCACTGCGCCGTCGGGATCTTTCTCGACGCGCAAGGCCAGCACTTCGTCGAAAAAGTAAGGCAGGCTTTGGCCGGTTTTGTTGCCGGGCATGCTGGGCGAGTAGAGTAGCCGGCCTTGTTCGTCGGCCTGCTTCTCGAGCTTGGCGCTCATATAAACGTGCTTGCCGGGCAGGTCGCGAAATGACCGGATCAACTCAGCCATGGCGTCCTGCATTGCGCCATAGGCTTGGCGTGGATCTTTGGCCACGCGCTTCTCAGCGACCAGCACCACCTCGGCAATCTCGCTGATGCTGTCGAGGGCCACGCTTTCAAAAGCGCGAGCCTCGTCACTGCGGCTGACCCAAGACAACGCTTCCCGCAGGTCTCCGATGTCACTGATTTCGATATAGGGCACGTCGGCCCCGGCGATCGACAGCAAACCAGCCTCGGCTGACAACACGATTGGGTTGGGTAGGGTGGGGATCAGAGAGGTTTTGCCTGCGCCGGCTTGTCCGTACACAAGCAGCTTGACGCCATCACGGGCAATGGCGCCCGTGCGCTTCAGTTGTATAGCCATTGTCGTTTCTTTCGTTGCGCCCAGTCGGCCAATCCGGTCGGGCAAAACTGTCTTGCCTTTGGTGAGCGGTTCTGTCAACAGGGGCGACCACTTTTTTTATCATTGAGGCGATAGATGTTGACGATCGACCAAATCAGGCTTGCACTCGTGGACCGCAATTTGCGGGCCGTAAGCCGAGCGACGGGTGTGGGCTACAGCACACTCCTACGGCTTTCCAAGGGAGGCGGCGTAAGCATGCGGACGGCTCAAGCGCTGAGCGCTTACTTTGAAAGAGGGCGGCCATGACCGACCTGACAAGGGTGTTTGGCGGCCCCTGGAGCCCGCCGACGGCAAAGCCGATCGATGATCAGATCCGAGACGCGATGCTTCAAGCCGGCGTGACCCCGCCCGACAGGATCATTCTGGACGGCAACCTGCATCGGTTTGCGACGGGGAGCAAAGGCCAGGGCGGTCATGACAAACCGGGCTGGTATGTGTTTTACGCAGAGGGCGTGTGCGCAGGCGCGTTTGGCGATTGGCGTTCGGGCGTCAGTCAAAATTTTCGCGCTGATGTGGGGCGCGAGCTGACTCCGCAAGAGCAGATGGCGGTGATGCGCCGTCAGCGTGAGGCGCGGGAGGCACGCGATGCCAAGGCCGCCCAAGCCGCCGAGACTGTAGACGTCATTTGGAGCCAGGCGGGCGCGGCCAGCGATGACCACCCATACCTCGCCAGAAAGAGGGTCAAGGCCCATGGCCTGCGGATCACAGGAGACGGGCGGCTAATGGCCCCGCTCTTTGATGAGGCCGGCGCGCTGTCGTCACTGCAGTATATAGACGCAGACGGAGGCAAGCTCTATCACGCAGGCGGCACAACAGGCGGTCGGTATTGGGCGATCGGGGCTGTTGAGGGCGAGCTGATCTACATCGCCGAGGGTTTCGCGACCGCCGCCACCATCTATGAGGTGACGGGCAGGCCGTGCATTGTAGCCTATAGCGCCTCCAACCTGGTTCCTGTCACTGGCCATATCGTCGCCGCTCACCCCCAGGCCCGCGTTGTGATCGTGGCCGACAATGACGCCAGCGGCACCGGCCAAAAGTACGCAGATCAAGCGTCAGCCAAGCACGGCGCAAGCGTCATCGTCATTCCGATTACTGGCGACGCCAACGACTATGTCGCCGCAGGCCACGACCTCTCGACCCTTCTGTCACCGCCGACCTACGATTGGCTGATCCCCGCCGATGATTTTGCAAGCCAACCCGCCCCGATCGAATGGATGGTCAAGGGCTGGCTGCAAGCTAATGCGCTGATCATGGTGCATGGCCCTTCTGGCGGGGGCAAGACGTTTGCCGTCCTTGATTGGGTTTTGCACATGGCCGCCGGGCTGACCGATTGGAACGGCCATAAGGTCAAGCCTGGGTCTGTGTGCTACCTCGCGGGCGAAGGACACCACGGCCTGCGCGGAAGGATTGCGGCGTGGAAACAACGCCATGGGGCCACAAGCCTATCCATGTGGCTCAGTCAGAGCGGCGTCGATCTTAACACTCCAAGCGGGCTGAAGGCCACGATCGAGCATATCCGAGCCCTGCCGTCCGTGCCGGCTATCATTGTGGTGGATACCCTGCACCGCTTCCTGCGCGGCGACGAGAACAGCGCTCAGGACGCCAAATTGATGTTGGATGCCTGCGCGGCGCTGATGCGCGAGTTTGGATGCGCCGTCCTTCTTGTTCATCATACCGGCGTCAGCGAAGAGGCACAGCACCGCGCGAGAGGATCTAGCGCCTGGAGGGGCGCGCTGGACATCGAGATCAGCGTCGTCCCCGGTGACGGTGGCAGGTTGCAGCTTGTCCAGCGCAAATCCAAAGACGCCGAGCTGAAGCCGCCCATTAGCGCCCAGCTTACGTCTGTCGCCATCGAAGGATGGCTCGATGAGGATGGCGAGCCAGTCACCAGCGCGGTCATCGAGGTCACTGGTGAGGTCACAAGTGAGCCCGGTGAGGGCGGAAAACCCAACAAGCTCCACCATCACCAGAAGACAATGAGCCGCGCATGGGAGGCTGGAAGCAGCCAGTGGGTCGAAGGCAGCCCCTTTGTGGCTCGGTCTGCCCTGCAATCGCTGCTGGAAGCAGACGGCTACAAGCCCGGAGCCATCAAAAACATGCTTGCCCCAGGCTCAGAGGGGAAGCTGATCCATGCCTTAACCAATGCGGACTGGATTAGAAGCACCGGCCAGGACGGTGAAAGGGTAGGCTGGGTCATTATTGAGCCGGGTTGGGCGTCGGCTTTGGCACTTATTGTTAAAAACCAAGGGGTTGACGATTAACTCACTTTCGCTCACCGGTGAGTCACTTGTGACCGAAAGTGAGGGAAGTGGTCAGGTTTGCACACTTCGCTCACCGCTCACTTTCACCTCACTTTTCACTCACTGGTGACCGGTGACAAAAACGCTCACTTTTGCGCGATTCACTCACTCACTTTCACTCACTCCCTTATAGGGGAGTGAGGTGAGTGAATCAGCGAAAAAGTGAGTGTTGGGGGCAGTGAGTGAGTTTTGAGCCGTTTTGTAAAATGCGGGGTATAGAAAATGTCTGAACATTACTTGATTGTAAGAAACAATGAACTGGAGCGTCAGTGTTCAGAGTGGGCGCAGAGATATGCCGAGCTGGAAGAAGAGCTGCGTCAGATTCGCCAGGCCCTGCATGACGAGCTACATCCCGTTATGTGGGGCCTGGAGATGATCGCGCCCCGGCTGGCCACGACCCCGGCCCTGCTAATCGCCGCGCTCTACGACGCTTACCCCGCCGCGCTCCATCGCGAACGCCTCATGCTCCTGCGTCGCGCGGCCAAGGATGACGCCGATCCGAAATTGATTGACGTCCAACTGCACCGCGCTCGCAAGACGCTGCGCGAGCTTGGCGCGACAGGCCCGATCGCCACGCCCGTTTATGGCTTTGGCT